GGGTACTATTCAATTTAACAGAATGTCTACTTATGTAGAAGGTGCTGACATGATTTGGATGGGACACGTTCACGAAGACCATGAGTTAACATACACCGTTGAAAGAATCACCTCTCATTTGAATGTTGAATTACGGGATATTTTAATGATAAGAACCGCAACTTATAAAGAAGAATATAATCAAGGCAAAGGCGGTTGGCACGTTGAACGTGGAGCATCTCCTAAGCCTACAGGTGGCAGATGGTTAGAACTGCATCCACAGAGAACCAAAAAAGAAGGACAAGAACTCGTTAAAATAAACGCTTTCACTTATAAAACACTATGAGAGTAAAAGTAAACTTTGTGTTCCAAGAAGAAAACATTGATCCAATTTACAAAAAGTTGGGTTTAGAAATGGATGCAGACGCTTTTGAGATAGTAGAAGAAGGTTGGTTAAACCTAAATCATGTCATTGCTGCGTCAGAGTTTTACGAATTAACTCAGGTATATTGCACAGGTGGTCACACTTTTTTAATAGATTTGCCGTTAAATGAATTTGAAGCACTATGGACGTAGTTAACAAACCTGCACACTATCAGGGCAAAGTAGAAGCCATAGATGCTATTGAATCAGCAATGACAAATGAAGCATTTAAAGGTTATTTACACGGTAACTGTCTTAAGTATCTTATGCGTTATACTCGTAAGAATGGACAGGAAGATTTGCTTAAAGCAGAATGGTATCTTAACAAACTTATCGAAATCAATGGCAAGAATAGAACTCTCTAACATCGACTATATTCTCAAATGGGAAGGCGGTCTAAGTAAGCATAAAGCTGATACGGCATCACGTCACCCAGTTCCTGACGGCAGTGGATATCACACGAATAAAGGAATTACTTGGATGGTTTGGAAAGGTATCTTTGGCTCTAACAACGAATCTATTGAATCTTTTTACAAGATGCCCAAAGACAAGTGGATTCAAGTATATCAGAGATATTGGGATGGTCTAAATTGCACTAAAATCGAATCTCAGATAATAGCTGAATTTTGGGCAGACTTTGCTTGGGGTTCAGGGATAGGCGGTTCATCACGTCAGTTGCAGCGTTTTTTGAATTCTCACGGCTTCAATTTGAAAGTTGATGGTAAGATAGGGCAATTCACAATTAGTGCCTTAAATAGCCTTATTGATCGTAATGGTGAGAAATGGGTTTTTGAAAGTTGCTATTCATGGAGGGTTCACTTTTTACAAAGCCTGACTTCATTCAAAGACTTTGGAAAAGGTTGGATAAATAGATTACAAGACTTCTATATTTACGCACAAAGACGTTGGCAACCTTAGACGACATAGGGAAAAAGTTTAGCGACTTTAATCCTGCTGGTGACAAAGGGATTCAAGGCATACTCCAAAATTGGGGCAATGAGTTAATTTCTAAATTTCGTGCTAATCTTCAAAAAAATAAATCTCTCGCATCTCGTAGACTTTACTCAGAGATAGAACCTGACATTTCACCAACGAAAACAGGCTATAGTCTGCAAATAAAAATGCTCGACTATTACAAGTGGGTTGAAGACGGTAGACCACCGACAAAAACAAATACGCCATCTAATCCAACGCTACAGAAATCTATTGAGCAATGGATTATAAATAAAGGCATTCAAACAAGGACTTCCAAAAATCAGTCACGTGCTGAATCGGTAAAGAGCCTTGCTTATGTAATCGCAAGAAAGATTCATAGAAAAGGCACAAAGGCAAGACCGTTCATTTCTCCTGCATTGAATGACAAGATGTTACAGACTCTTTCCGATAGAGTAGGTAAATATATCGCTGATTCTTTAGCGTCATAGTTCTGTCAATAAAGAAAAATAATTTTCTATTAAGGAAATTTATTTTATCTTTGCTGCATGGAACTACAAGAAATCATAAATCTTATTAAAGTAAAAAGAAAGCACGGACTTGTGAAACGAGTATCCGAGCAAACAGGCGTGTCTATGCCTACCGTCCGCAAGTATCTTGACGGTGATGTTATCAATCCAAAGGCTATGTTAGTAATCAAAACTGCATTAGAGGAGGTTTCAAGATGAAAGTTGAAGTAAACGTATATGTACACGACAAAGAGGTTCAAGTAGTCTTTGATGACTCTTTTACTTTTATATACGACAGAATGGAAGTTGAAGACGCAATCATCGAACACCATTTCAAGAAATTTGAAGAGGTTATTTCTAAGGATGACGACAGTAGTCCTTACGAGGTAACTTACAGAGTAGATTTAGAACACATCAAAGAACAGGAACTATATCGAGTAATTCAAGAGACACTATGAAAACATCAGAGAAAATAACAAACTTAACGAAGGCAATGTTTTGCTTTCAGACCAAAGTATCAGCAGTTAAGAAATCTGCTAACAACCCACATTTTAAATCAAAGTACGCTGACCTATCGGCTATTCTTGAAGTCATTAACCCTATCATGATAGAATGTGGTCTACTGGTTACACAACATCCAAATGAGGATAGTCTTGTGACTACCGTTTATCACGCTGAGAGTGGCGAATGGATGCAGAGTGAACAAGTATTGCGAATGAAGGATTTAAACAACCCTCAGCAACAAGGTTCTGCCATTACTTACGCAAGACGTTATGCCTTAGCTTCTATCTTTAATCTCAACCAAGAGGACGATGACGCAAATACTGCAACAGGCTACCAAGTCAAAGCAGTTAAAGAAGAGATGACACCTAAGCATCCATTTTGGAAGAAAGCAGTTGACCACATTGCAAAGGGTGGTTCTATTTCTGACGTGACTGATAAGTACATTGTAAGTGCAGATAACATTGCTATTTTGACTGCTACTAAATGAATGATATCAAAGGGATGGAAATTATTTTGACACAACAAGAAGAACTTTGGCAGGAGGCGAGACTATCTCGCTTTACTGCCTCTGAGATACACAAGCTGATGGGAAGTTCTCGCAGCGGTGATACACTAAGCAAAACTGCTGAGACATTTGTCTACGAAAAAGCAGCAGAGATTCTCACAGGACAACGCAAAGCAATTTACGGTGATGCTCTGACTTGGGGAGTAGAACACGAAGCAGATGCGTTTAACTATTTCTCAAGAATTACATTTGATGAGTTTACCTACTACGGAGGCGAAACCTATGTATTTATTCCATACGGAGACCATAGCGGCTATTCTCCTGACGGCTTGAGTAAAGATGCCATCTTAGAAATTAAATGCCCTTACAACTCAGCAATTCATCTAAAAAACTTTACTATCTACGATGCCGATAGTTTAAAGGCTTTGCATCCAGAGTATTATTGGCAAATGCAGTTAGGAATGATTGCAGCGGATTTAGATAAAGGCTACTTTGTTTCCTACGATCCACGAATGCCTCAAGGAAAGGTCATTCACGTTGCGGAAATAGAACGCCATTTAGTCCAAGACGAGATAGACGAGAAGCTAAATGCTGCTGCTGAGTTGTTAAATAATGTCATCAGATTGTAAGATATTGCAAAAATAATTGCAAAAAGAAAAAAATATTTGCGTTTATAGTTTTTAGTAGTATCTTTGAATCATGGAAAAGATAATCGGATTTGCAACACAGTTTTATACTCTTTGGAATTACGAAGCGGTTACACAACATAAACAAGATAGTTATGGTAAATACCATAAGACTTGTGTTGAACACAAATATTACTACATCAAAAACATTTCAAGAGATATTGACAAAGTGAAATCCTTATTCCCAAATGTTGAAATAGATAACGAATTGAGAGGTACAAGCTCGTTTACTCGTAATGAAAAATTCGATTTACCAAACAATTACTTTTGGGCTGGTAAATATGCGGATAATTTGATAGATGATGTAATGAATGTTGACTTCAACTATTGCCTTTGGAGTGCAGAAAAATATAATATGCCATACATTACTAATCACCCGAAATATATTGCACACATCGAAGCTATTGAAAAGCAAAAGCATATTGAAATAGAAAAAGCACAAACGGTAAAAGTTGGCGATGTGATTGAATTAGAATTTTCAAAAAATGGATATAACGCAGACGATAATTACACCGAGTGTTGGACAGAAGCGAAATTGGGAGATACTATTTTAAAAGTTCTTTGTGGCGGAGTAAAAGCAGTAAACGGGATGTACCCATACCTTATGCCTTTTGTGAATGGGAAAGCACAAAAAACAAAAGGAAAGAAAATTGAAGTAAAAGTATTGGAGGTTTTCAATACATTTAACTATGGAGGTGAAATTGAACAACAAATCAGAATAGCATAAAAAATTGAATTATGAAACCACTTTATCAAGTAGCAAAAGAAATCAAGCAGCATTTAACTGCTGAACAAATCATCGTTTCGTCAAGAACGGAAAGCGTATTAAAAATTTTAATGTGGATGCAAGACGCAAGTAGTTCATACGGACTAAATTATGGTGAGCATTACATTTCTGAATTTTTAGATTTAACTGGTCATTGGAATTCATCTGATGCCATTTCATTTAAAAATGAATTAGAACAAATAAGTTACTCAACAAGACAAGGTTTAAGATTATGACACAACACCACTATTTTCAAATCGTTTGTATTCTATTCTTTGCAATAGCGTACTTACTATGGTATCTTGCAATTAAGGTACAAGAGTTTAACCAAGAGCAAAAAGAAGCTGAACCATTCCAAGAGCAGGAAAGACCATATGTTGATCCTGCTCACTTTAACGAGGTAATGAAGCACCAGGCTAAAGTTAGAAAAACAATGTACAGAGGTAAATTAAAACTATGATGACTGCCGTAGAATACATATTTGACAAGTTAGTCAATACAGAGCCGACAAGAATGGAGTGCTTCCAATATCTAAAAGAGGCTAAAGAAATGGAAAAGAATCAAATCATTACGGCACACGAGAGTTCCGCTATTGAGTTAGGTAAACCTTACATAGCGTTAGACTGTGCGGTTGCTTATTATAAAGAAAACTATGAATAAACTAATTGAACAAAGAGTAGCAGCAGTTTTGCTGAATCACTCAGAAGCGAGAAACAACGACAATGTTTTACTCGTTGAATTTTGGAAAATGGAAATGAACGACAACGATAGCTACGCCTACAAGACGCATGAGTTTTTCAATATGCTTTATCAGGGTAAAGTTACAAACGCTTCAACCATTTCAAGAATTAGACGTAAACTGCAAATGCACTACCCTCATTTACGAGGTGAACGCTATCAAAAGAGATTAGAAGAACAGGACAAGGTTAAACAAGATTTAGGCTATGAGATTTCGGTGGACACCAGAGAAAATTGATAAACTGAGAGAGCTATACATTGACACTCACATTGACGAAATTTGTCAATTCTTTGGAGTAAAGAGACACGTTGTTTACTGTGCTGCTCAGCGTTACAACATAGCACGTTCAGAAGAGTTTAAGAAAGCTAATTGCTACAATGTCAAGCCAAATGTACCTACTCAATTTAAAAAGGGTATGACAAGCTGGAACAAAGGTAAAAAGGGCATTCAAATAGGTGGCAAAGAAACTCAGTTTCCAAAAGGTCACAAGCCTCATAATTGGAAACCTGAAGGCACAGAAAGGATAAGCAAAGACGGCTACATTGAAATAAAGCACAACGGCAAGTATAGAGCAAAGCATAGAATAATATACGAAGAGCATCACGGCGTTAAATTAGATCCTTACGAAGTAGTAATATTTTTAGACAGGAATCCACGAAACTTGGATATCTCAAATCTAAAACTAATTTCACGTCAGGAACACATGCAACGTAACCACTGGGTACATTTACCTGAAGAATTACAAGAAGTAATACATTTAAAAAAGAACATAACAAGAATAATAACAGAACATGGCAAAAGACAAAATTCAAGACCTGAGACATCATCTATTTGAAACTATTGAAATGCTTAAAGACGGAGACATGGAAATAGAGAAGGCAAGAGCAATCAGCGAGGTTGCACAGGTAATCATTAACTCCGCAAAAGTAGAAGTGCAATTTTTAAAAGAAATGGGAAGTAATCGACATACTGGGTTCATTCAGTTGGAAAATAAAGAAGAATGATATGCCAGTAGTTGAAATAAAGGTATTTGAGCAATACGAGTATCAAGATTATTTAATTACAATACAGGATTATTTTGGTGGTCCAGAATTAGAGGCTATTGCAGTTCCAACTAAATATGCTCATTTATTTAAGGATTTACACGATGTTTATAATTGCTGCGAAATATTTGATTATGAAGGTATTATACACCAAGAAGAAGTTTGGTCTGAAGAAGATGAAGAATTCTATGAACGAGATTTAATACCATTAGTAGCATTTGAACCAACTGATGCACATATAAGATTATCCAATGTAAATACTGAATCATCTACCCAAGTTTTAAGTCGCGTTGTAAATGAATTAAATTGGTTATTAGAAATAAAGCCTAAAACAGTAGTTTTAAAACAGATTTATAAAAAGAGTGTAACTCCAAAAACGTCTAAAAATAAAAGAGGATTTAATCAAGTTGCTTGGGCGTCTATGGTAAAGTTAAGGGATGGTAAATGTACTGAATGTAATAGCGTCTATGATTTACACGCTCACCATATAAAGCCTTATAAAGACAATGAATCATTAAGATTTGATGTAAACAATGGGGTTACTTTATGTGGACAATGCCACCGAAAATGGCACAAAGAAAATGGTAGATAATTGCAATTATAAAATAATTAACTATATTTGCATACACCAAATCGGAGGGGTAGTAATAACACCTGCTGCCTCTCTTTTTGTAAATAGCGAAACACAACCATGAGAGAGATGGTTAAGTTAAAAGATATTTGCCTGTAGTTAATAGATGTCTCTCTCACATCTATTTTCTATGGGCATTTTTTATTTATGAGAGAGTCAATGATAATTTACCGCTCGTTCTATGATGCTATCAAAGAGCTTGAGCCACTACACCAAGCGAAAGTTTGGGAAGCAGTTTTTGAGTACGGATTAAACCAGAATCAAATTGATTTAAGTGGTTTGCCATCTACAATTTTCAAACTTATTAAACCTCAATTAGATGCAAATTTGCGTAAGTATGCAAATGGCAATAAAGGAGGTAGACCAAAGAAAGCAAAAGAAAACCTAACTGAAACCAAAATAGAACCTAAACATAACCTAAACGAAAGCAAAGTAAAAGCTAATGTAAATGATAATGATAATGTAAAAGAATACAAAGAGAGTTTAAATTTATGGTTACAGTACAAGAAAGAGAAAAAGCAAACGTATAAACCTACTGGACTTGAAGCATTAAAGAAAACAATCGTTAAAGATTATCCAAACCCTTTAGACTTTAAAAACGCTGTAGAGTATAGCATAGCAAATAATTACAGCGGTATTTATCCACCAAAAAAGATAACTTTGCAAACACCAACGATAACACATAAAAGAGCAACATTAGATGATTGAAATAGAAAATAGCATAATAGGACAAATGTTTCTTTATCCTGATGCACACAACTTTATAATGAAATTAAACCCTCAATGGTTTAGCTCATTTAGAAAAGACGTTGTAACTACAATGCAAGAGTTATATATGAGTAATGAGCCTGTAAGTTTATCCTCTGTTGGTTTACGCCATCGTGAACACATTAGAGAAATTTCAACAATGCAAAATTATGTAACTACAAACGTCAATTTAGAAAAAGAGATTCTTCAGATTGAGATTGCTTACAAGAAAAACAACATACAGTCTAAGATGGCTTATTTTAATTATGACCGTGATTTAAACGAAATAATAAGCGACATAAATTTAATGCTTCAAGAAAACACCGTAAGTGTTGGTCAGAAAGCAAAAGTAATTTCTTCAGTAGCAGGTACAGTAATTGACACTTTATACGAGGCAGTTCAAAGAGGTACAAACATGACAGGCATAAGCACAGGATGGAAGTACCTTGACAAATATATAGGAGGTTGGAATAAAGGAAACATGGTTGTAATAGCAGGTAGACCTGGAAGCGGTAAAACTGCCATTGCTCTTTCACTTGCCATTGACTCATGTAAACTTGCAAAGGTTCTATTTATTTCTCTTGAGATGTCTAAAGAGGAACTTGCAAAAAGATATCTTTCGTTTATTGCAAATGTAGAAAACTACAAAATAAGAAGTGCGAGATTAACAGAATCTGATTTAAAACAAATCACAGAACAACTTTACGGAATGAATATGGACTTCTTTCTTGACGATGGCAGTAATAGTGATATAAATGACATTGTAGCAAAGATAAAACTACATAAGGCTAAACATGGTCTTGATATAGTTTTCATTGATTATATGCAATTAATTAAAAGCCATCAGAAAGTAAGAGAGCAAGAGATTGCACACATTAGCAGAACGCTTAAACTTTTGGCTAAAGAGTTAGGAATTACAATAATAGCACTCGCACAACTTTCAAGAGAAACTGAAAAACGAGCTGAAAAGAAACCAATGCTTTCAGACTTAAGAGAGAGTGGTCAAATTGAACAGGATGCTGATATTGTTTTATTTCCATTTAGACCAGCGTACTACTCAGATGATAAACCTGAGATTGAAATGGATGCTGAGTTAATTATAGGCAAGAATAGACATGGGCAATGCGTATCTGTACCGATGTCATTTGAAGGAAGATACACACGATATAAAGAAATACTATGAGAGTTTTAATAGCTTGTGAATATAGCGGAGCGGTTCGTGACGAATTTATTAAACTTGGGCACGATGCAATGAGTTGCGACCTATTGCCAACTGATGTACCTGGACCACACTATACTGGTGATGTGTTTGATATTATCAATGACGGATGGGATTTAATGATAGCATTCCCACCATGTACACATTTGGCATTAAGTGGTGCACCACATTTTGAGAAAAAAAGGCAAGACGGTAGACAACAAGAAGCCTTAGAATTTGTAAAGACTTTGATGTTAGCACCTATTGATAAAATAGCAATCGAAAACCCATTAGGTATAATTTCAAGTAATATAAGACCACATGACCAAGTAATCCAACCTTATGAGTTTGGTGACCCATTTCAAAAGTCTACTTGTTTATGGTTAAAAAATTTACCAAAATTAACTGCAACTAATATTGTTCAAAAAGGAGAATTTAAAGAATGGATTGATAAGAAAACTGGTAAAAAGAAAAGACAACCAATGTGGTTTTTTGAAGCCTTAAATAAAGGAGATTTAAGATGGAAAATAAGAAGTCAAACATTTCCAGGAATAGCTAAAGCAATGGCACAACAATGGAGCAAACCAGGATTAATACAAGGAAAACTACTATGAACTACGAATACGAATACATCAAATTAAAAGCAGCACACACCAGGTTAAAAACAACCTACGAGAACAAACTTGAAAGTGCTAAGAGAGAAATCCAAGAGTTAAGACAAATGATTCTTAAACCTGAGCAGAAAACAAAAAAGGTAGACAAGAACTTTGATGAACTGCTCAGAATAGTTTGTCAAGAGTCCAACGTGATACCTAAAGACTTTTTTTCTCGATCAAGAAAGCGTGAGTATGTAATAGCAAGAGCAATGTTCTGTTTCTTCGCATACAACGAACTAAATCAGTCACTCAAGAAAATCGGACTATATTTAAACCGTGACCACAGTACAGTCATTCACGGCAGAGATATGATAGGAGACTATTTAGACATCAACATGAAGTTTGAGACGGCAATGCACAACAGAATTAAATCAAGACTAAATGCGATTCCTGACAATTACCTTGAGGAGGTCACCAGAATATCTCCATATTTGTCTTAACAATGAAGAGGAAGTCATCTATTACTGGAGAAAGTACACTAAGTTAGGATGGGAGTTAGTATCAGTTGACGAATCACTTACAACAAGAGTAGTGTGGAAACAATATTGATAACTTTGGTCAAATTAAAAAGAAATTTGTTAAATCAAAAAGCCACAAATAATATCGGAGCTAACGCAGTCTACCTGGCTGCGTGAGTTCTGCATAAAGATTGCAGGTGAACTTTCAAGCGACTTATATCAAGAACTATTTGTTATCTTATGCGAAAAGACGGACGAATGGATAGAAGAAAAGTACAAGAGCGGATATTGGGAAGGCTTTGTGATTCGCATCTGTTTGAATCAATATTACGGGAAATACACTAACTTCTCAAAGAACTTTGTCAAACCAATAGGACTATATGACACCGAAGGAGTTGAAATAATAGAAGAGAATGATTCGATGTATAAAGAGGCACTATATAGCACTATTGATGACATTGTAAGTTCTAAAGAGTGGTATGAGCAGAAGATTTGGACATTGTACTGTGAAGGCGACAACAAACTTGAAATCAAACCACGATCTGCAAGAAGCATAAGTAGGGCAACCGATATCAGTAGACAAGAAATACTCAGAGTAATTAACACAATCAAAAAAGAAATAAATGAAAGACTTGTTGCAAATTTTGGGGATAGCATCGATGAGCATAATTTGGGTGCGTGAGTTTGGCTACAGATTCAAGAAACCTTTATCATGTGAGTTGTGTTTATCTTTTTGGATTACCTTGTTTTGGTTTCATTCAATCGAGGGCATACCTTTAGCATTTTTAGCAGCAGCAAGTTCAACGATTATAAATAAGTACTTATGACACAAGAAGAAATAAACTACATCATTACCGAAATTCAACCACACTTTACTAAATGGAAGCATAGTGGTTTTATGAGGTTATCACCAGAGGACTCAGTAAAAGTCAGAGACATCTACTTTAGAGAGATGGGCAGACCAATGCCTACGTGCTCTAATTGTTTTGTCGAAAGTCTATATTCGTTAATTGTAAGAGCAGAAGCACAACAAGAAATTCAAGCAGCTACTATTGCAGATGATGAGCAAAAACCAAAAAGAAAGAGAAGAACAAGTTAAATTCGCTGAATACTTAGCACACAACTCTTATGTCTTATACGACATCGTGAGAGGTGTTAGTTATTGGAGCAATGGCAAAGAAACAAAAACAACAAAACAACTACTTAGGGAATATGAACTCATTCGGAGGAACTTGGAATAATCAGCAATGCTTTGACTACGAGATGCGAAACGGCATACATTTAGATAACCCATCTTTTGTAAATATGTATGACGATGTTGTAAATGAAATAACAACTCTGTTAGATATTAAAACACACACAGACTTAGGCGGTGGAGTAGGTGCTTATTGTTTAGCAATGAAGAAGAAAGGCATCAAGACTATTTACTACGATTTGAATGAACATCACTACGAATATGCTCACTCTCGTGACGTTGCCGATGAATATCATATCTGTGACTTTACAACCAAGAAAATCAAAGCAGACTTTGTAAGTTGCATAGAAGTAATGGAGCATATAGAGGACGACAAACTCAAACCATTCTTAGCAAACCTAAAGTGCAACTACTTTCATTTCTCATCCACGCCTCACTACTCTAATTTTGACAAAGAATGGGGACACATCAACATCAAGCCTGTAGCACATTGGGTGCATTTATTTGAGCAATGCGGATTCACTCTATTACTGGAGATGTCAAAGCCTACAAAGTGGAGTTTATTATTTAAGAAAAAAATGAACTAATAGTACATTATGTTGTTTGAAATTAAATTTGCTGAATGGATTGCTGAGAATCATTGGACTTGCTGCGATGAACATGACTTCATTTACTATTGGTGTTCTGAAACCAAAGGGATGTCACAAGTACCAACAGATTTATTGTTTGATATTTTTTTAAATGAAAAAGCACACTAAAATATATTTAGACTATTTCGGTTACGATCAAAGCAGTTGGATTGCCTGTGAGATGTGCGGACAGACAGCTAATGATATTCATCACATCGAAGCAAGAGGAATGGGCGGCAGCAAAACAAAAGATACAATAGAAAACCTACAAGCATTATGCAGAAAGTGTCACATGGAATTAGGCGACAAGAAAGAACACAAAGTAATGCTTAAAGTAGTACATCAAGTTAAAATGAACGAAATAAAATGAAAGCAACAATAGAATTTGAACTACCTGAAGACCAGGAACAATATAACTTCGCAAACAAAGGATTTGACTACTTCTGTGTACTATGCGAAATCGATGAGTTTCTACGTCAGAAAATCAAGTATAGCGAACTTCAAGAGAACGAATATGCCCTACTTGAAGATACAAGGGAGCAACTAAGACAGATGCTTTTTGAAAGAGGGATAAATCTTTAAAAAATAGTGAAACAAAAGTGAAACTATGGCAAACGAACAAAACTTAAAACCATTTAAAAAAGGAGAGGTTCACAACCCTAACGGTAGACCGAAGAAATTCACAACTCTGATGAAAGAGAACGGCTACTCACTTTCTCAGGTAAACGATTCAATTCAGGTAATTATGTCAATGGACGAAAAACAAATCAAAGACGTTCTTAAAAATGACGAAGCAACCATGCTTGAGAAAACCGTTGCAAAGGCTATAATAAAGAGCTACGAGAAAGGCTCACTCTATTCAATGGACACGCTTCTATCGAGAGTATACGGCAAACCAAAAGAATCAGTAGAGGCTACGGTAGAAGCAAAAGTAATAAACGTAACTTTAAACTTGGACTAATTATGAGCGGAGGACAATTTGATTACGACCAATATAAGATTGGATATATTGCCGACAAAATAGAACAACTTATTGAAAAGAACGGTAAACCAAAAACTAAAGAAGAACTTAGAGAGCAATCATGGATAGATGAAGAATGGCTTGAGAGAAACCCTGAAGACAAAAATCATCACAAATACCCAAGAGTAGTAATAAAGAGATTTAAAGAAGCCGTTAACATTTTACGAGAAGCACAGATATACGCCCATCGAATAGATTGGTTATTGTCAGGAGATGATGGTGAAGAAAACTTTTTAAAACGTCTTAATGATGAATTAGATTTCTTTGACCAGGTTAATAAAAAAAAGGTATGACCGAAAAAGAAGCAATCATTCTTCTGATCTACTACAACGATTGGAGAAGAGGAGAAGATATAGAAATGCCCAACCCAACACAAATAGGAATAGCACTTGACACAATTATAACCGAATATATTAAAAGAAATGGAAACAACTTACTTAGGTAGTGCCTGGTCTGATGACTACGGCTTAAACGTCAGCATCAACATCGAGAAACTAAACGAAGCAATTAAAAGCGGCAAGTTAGAAGTAAACAAATACGGTGATGTGCGTGTGCGTGTACAAAAATTGAAGCAACAAAACGAGAAGAGCAAAGCGACTCACTCTGTAGCAGTGCCAAAGCCAAAAGTAGAAGCACCGTTTTAATGAGAGTAATTTGTCTACTTGACGGAGCAAATGGCGTATCTTTCCACCGATTGTATACGCCTTATCTTCGTTTACAACAAGATCACGACATTACCGTAGATGTAAGTCTGAACCACGAAGATTGGTTAAACCTTGATTATGAGCAATACGATTGCGTTATATTTAACCGTTGGTTAGGAAGGTATCAGTACAATATACTCCCGCTACTTGCAAAATACAAAGTGCCTTACATCGTTGACCTTGACGACTATTGGGTACTGCCAAAGTACAACCCAGCCTACAAGTTTTATAGAGCATACATTAAAGATGGAGTTAAGAATGCTTTAACCTATGCCGATGGAGTACAAGTTACGACTCCACAACTTGCTGAAAAGATAAAGGAGTTTTACAAGGGCGACAACATTACAATAGCTGAAAACGCAGTAGACTTTACACAGGCTCAATGGAACGTAAATAAAGACCATACACCAACGATTGGTTGGGTAGGTGGAATAAGTCACGTTGAAGATATTAAGTTGCTTACAAATCAAATAAGACCTATCTGCGAGAAGTACGGCTACCGCTTTATAATGGGCGGTCACCACGAGAATAGTAGAATGTGGGCAGAGATGGAGAAAGCCATTACAGGAGAGAGCCAAAAGAACCGTCCAACTTGGTTTGAAACAAGAGTAGGAACAACACCTGATAAGTATGCTGAGATTTATTCAGAGATAGATATCTGTTTAGCACCTTTGACGGCTCAGACATTTAACCGATACAAATCAGAATTGAAGATTGTTGAGGCTGCTGCTTACAAGCGACCTATTTTAGTTTCAAGTGTAGAGCCATACACCAACCACAAAAGCAACTTAGGCGTATTCTTTGTGCAGAATAACGATTGGACTACACCGTTAACTCAACTGATAGAAAGCGGAAAAAGTAAAGATGTAGGATTGATTAACTACAACTACTGCAACGAGCATCACAACATTAAAGAGATTAACAAAAAAAGGATAGATTTGTTACAGAAAGTGTGTAGACCATAACGTTGACATCAACAAAATGGTATCAATTCGGTGAACCCAACAACATGATATGCAAATAAACTACAAGCGACCATTTTTAACGAGTTATCAGAAAGCCATCTTAGATTCTTCTGCACGTTACACAATTACAGCAGCAAGTACGAAGACAGGTAAAACTGCATCTCATATTATTTGGTTGTTTGAACAGAGTTTGGCATTAAAAGAAAACCAATCGGTGTGGTGGGTTGCTCCTGTATACCAACAAGCAGAGATTGCATTTAGACGAATGAAAGCACAGGTAAACTCTCGTGACTTCTTCCAGAGCAATGAATCTAAACTTGTCTTGACTACTCCCATAGGCTCAAGGATAGAGTTTAAATCTGCAGAGAAACCTGACAACTTATATGGTGATGATGTTTATGCTGCGGTATTTGACGAGGCAAGTAGAGCAAGAGAGGAATCCTGGTTTGCTTTACGTTCTACGTTGACGGCAACTAAAGGGAAGTGCAAACTAATCGGTAACGTAAAAGGCAAAAAGAATTGGTTTTACAAATTGGGAGAGAAAGCCAAAGGAGGCGAACCGAACTTAGAGTACTTTAAAATAACCGCTTACGATGCAGCCAAAGAAGGCATCTTAGATGTAGAAGAAATAGAACAGGCAAAGCGTGACTTACCTGATTACGTTTTCAAAGAACTATACCTTGCTGAACCTGCTGACGACAATTCAAACCCTTTCGGGTACGATAATATAGAAAACTGTATAATTCCTACCCAATCGGGTATAGTTACGGCATACGGCATTGACTTAGCAAAATACACGGATTGGACGGTCATTATAGGACTAAATGAACAAGGCAATGTATGTCACTTTGAACGCTTTCAAATGGATTGGTCACAGACTATGACAAAGATTTCTAACTTAATCGGAAACACTCCGACCTACTTAGACTCTACTGGAGTTGGTGATCCAATCGTTGAGCAGCTACAACGTAAGCACCCAAGAGTAGTAGGCTTTAAATTCACATCTCAGAGCAAACAACAACTCATTGAAGGCTTGGTGATGGCAGTACAACAAAGACAAATCGCATTCCCTGACGGGAACATTGCTGATGAAATGCGTAACTTTGAATTTGAATATTCCCGAACAGGAGTAAAATACACCGCACCACAAGGACTGCACGATGACTGCGTAATGTCGTTGGCGTTGGCGTGGGATTGCAAACAACACAACAAAAAAGGATTATTTTTTTATGCTTAACTGGAACAATATTACAATCAAAAAACTACAAGAGATCAACGAGATAGACAAGAACTGCAACGCTATTGAACGTACTGCATGGGTTGTATCTATTCTCACAGAAACGCCCTACGAAGAAGTAGAGCAATGGACACTTGACAAATTAAAGTCAATAGACTTGACATTTCTTCAAGAGATACCAAAGAGCAAATTAAAGTTTACCTTTAAGCACAAAGGCAAACGATACAGACTCGTTAAGACTGCTAAGGAAATGAAGGCTCACCATTTCATCGAACTTCAAGAACTGATGAAGAAAGACACTATTGAAGTTCTGCCTGAGATAATTGCTTGTTTGTCGTATAGCGTGAATATATTTGGACGCAAGAAAGAAGATGACTATGAGCAAAAGGTAAAAGACTTCGCAGATTTACCGTTGGTGAACTTCTACAATTATGCGGTTTTTTTTTCTCAACTTTATCCGAAGTTATTAGAGGCTACCCTAACCTATTTGAAGGAGAAGGAAGCGAAGATGAAGGAGATGCTTTCGGATGGCTTGGACTCATTGACCGATTAGCAGGAGGCAAGAGAAATGAATGGGATATCATTCTTAACTTGTCATTAAAGGAGTTTTTGAATACTCTTTCGTTCCATATAACGGTAAAACGACAACAACAAAAGAGACTTGAAAAGGCAGCACAACAAGGTTTTGAATCTTATGTATGTGCTTGTCTAAACGAATTGCTCTGATTTGGGACACTTTGCCTTAAAAATTATTTAAGTATAGATGGCTTTAAGTTTCAAGCACCAACCAACATCAGGCACAAGTTTTCTACCTGCATATAACGATAACATTTATGTCGTGTCAGAATCTGCCTCAGGCACATATTCTCAGTTCAACTTTAGATTTAACTGCGTGATTCAGGACTACGGTGGAGGCACACCGTTTTCTATCACAATGCTCAAAGCACCTATTTACTACAATAGTAATAACAAGGGCGTTTTTAACATTGGTCGTGTCCTTGAAAACTATGTGAGCTACGATTGGGACTACAACGATAGTGCAGCAAGTGGCTGCAATAATTCAGTTTTTGCTTATACTTCAAAGTTTGGCTACGAGTATAGCACAGGGGCAACATCTCCGATAGTGTTATCTACAGGAGTAACTAACGAATCTGTTAGAAAAGTTTGGAATGCTGCTTTAAGTCCTGAAGAGTTAATGAACTACGCTGAGTCTGACTACAGAATGGCAACAGGCTCAACTGCAAACTTCTTGACGCATAACCTAAATAAAAGAATTCACATTGATCAAAAAGATTGGCTCTACGCTCTTCACGCTGGTGTACTTAATAGTTTGGATGTTGTTTTTAGTCCAAGTGGTTCTACGACTATCACTGGAACGGCTCAGGACATTACTCGTTTTCCGATTGGGGCAAACATACCAAGTGGCATACCTGTTGGAACAAAGTCCTACACTATCACTCCTAAGAATTCAGCAGGAACTACCGTAGGCAGTCCGTACACAATTACCATTGATGACCGATGTAGCAAGTACGCCAACGTAGATTTATACTTTTTAAATCGTTTAGGGGGTGTTGAATCATTCCGATTTGATATGCTGAGACGACAGAGCGTAAATTACAATCGAAAGTCTTACAATCGAAATCCATACACTTTAGACAATACGGCAATCACTTACACTTACGACTCAGAGAGCCATTGGAAAACTGATTACTACACAGACGAAATTACTCGATTTACTTTAAACTCTAACTTTATTACAGAGGCTGAGGCAGATTGGTTAAAAGAGTTAATAGGCAGTCCTTATGTGTGGATGTATGACGGCACACTAAAAGCGGTCAACATCAGGACAAGTGAGTACGAAAGAAAATACCACGTTAACGACAAGGTATTTAACTTGACCTTAGAAGTTGAAGTAAGTGCAATGGACAAATCACAACGCAGATGATAGAAATAATAGCGGAAGGCTACCAGTTAGAGGTAGGCGGTGACTTACAGATATTAATCACTCGCCAAATAGCGGATATAAGAGAGCCTGAGAAAAGAAAAAGTGATTGGTCAAAAAGTTTTACTCTACCTGGCACGAAAGTAAATAACAAGTTCTTTAATGCTTTCTTTGAAGTAGGCAAGTCAACCATAGGCGGTAACATTCAGCAGATATCCGATTTCAAGGTAAACAAGAAGGCTCAATGCGTTATCATAGCTCACGGCATGGAGCAACTAAGAGGTTTTCTGAGATTGACTGAGGTTACCGTAAAAGGAACAAACGACATTGAGTATGTGTGTACGGTTCACGGTGAGACTGCTGACCTATTTACCAATATAAAAGACCTTAAACTTTCTGATCTTGACTTCAGCGAATACAACCACGTTTTAAATAGAACCAATGTCATAAATTCTTGGGACACAGAGATTATAGTTGACGGGACAGGAGTAACATTTGAAAAAGGCAGAGGCTATGTTTATTCTCAAATGTTTCCAAAAAGGGAAACTAAAGGATATAATTCTAATGAGTGGTCTGTTGCTGACCATACTCCTTGTCTGTATGCAAAGACCGTAGTAGACAAGATATTTGAAAATCAAGGCTATTCATATACAGGAGATTCTTTTTTCAATAGCGTAAGATTTAAAAACCTAATTATACCTTACACAAACTATGGTTTTAAGGTAAGTGACGCTGACGTAACTGATAGAATGTTTCGTGCTCAGGTTACAGGTGCTACTACTTTAGACACCACAGGACAAAATGTTTTAGGAGATACATTACCAGCTTCTAACGATTCAACAGGAGGCAATTTTGACAACGGTAATAATTACAATCCATCAACTTACAAATACACCGCTCCTGCATCAGCACGTTATGAATTTTATTTGTATTTAGACGCTTCATTTAATATAACTATTGCAGACGATTCAGCAGCTTGGGCAAACTTTGCAGTTGTTGTAGATGGAGTATATACTTCTCAAATTCAGATTTTATCAAAAGTTTTATCTAATCAGGTTGTATTTGATGACACAGGAGTGGGTGCGGCAAATGTAATTGATGGAAAACAAGTAGAAATAAAGTTTACAGGTTGCTATGTTGAAGATCCGTCAACAGGAGGTTTGATATTTCAGCCATCATTAAGTGTAAATAATGGCACTTATTGGTACAATTTAAGCACTTCAACTAACCTTTTTTATAATAAAATAGTTCCTTTTGAAAGTTTCTTTGTAGGTGATTACACTCAAACAGAACTCTTGACGAATTTCATCAAGATGTTTAACCTATATATTGAGCCAACACTTGATTCAAAGACTTTAAGAATTGTTCCAAGAGATGACTTTTACTCAGGTTCAGTTGACTATTCACAAAAGTTAGATTATTCGCAACCTTATGAGATTGTACCTTACGGAGACTTACAAGGCAACCCTTACAAGTTCACTTACAAAGAAGGCAAAGACGAAGAGAATAGTATTTACAAGACGCAGACAGAACAAATCTACGGTGAACGCACCTACAGAATAGATAATGACTTTGTAAAGCAAGAGAAAAAGATAGAGGTTTCATTCGTACCCACTATGATGACTGAGGACTTTGGAACTCGTAGGTTCTATTCGATGTGTACAACACCCGATGGTCAAATAGGTGAACTCAGAGTGCTTTATTTCTATGGTGCGGTAACTGTACCGTTTTACTATCTGTTTAACACAGGCGGTAAAACACCAGGAGACATCATCAATAAGTACCCAATGACCTTGCACATTGATGATACTGCAGACATGAATTTCGATTTGAACTTTGGAATGCCTGTTTATGTCGACACGAAGTTAGGAATTGAGTATACAAATCAAAATCTTGTAAATTTATACTATTACAAAACACTCACAGAAATAGCAGATAGAGATTCAAAGATATTTAAAGGGTATTTCAGAATAACTCCTAAAGATTGGCAGACAATGAAGATGTCAAACCTTTATTTCTTTGAAGGGCAATATTGGAGACTTCAAACGGTTACAGATTATAACCCTTTAGTTGACGACGTTTATGAGTGTGAGTTTTTACTGGCTAAATACTATCCTCCATTTTCACGCACAAAAAAGCAATTAGGCTTTTCAGATGCTATTAACTCTGGGGGCGGAGCAGAACTCATTCCATTTGGCAATAAAACCAATAGCACAGGCTCTTCAACTCGCGGAGTATACGTCGGAAATAACACAGGAAGAGGAGGTGAAAACGTAGTAGTAGGAAACCTAAATGCAATAGGCGGTAGTCACAATGTAGTTACATCTTCAGAGCGTGTAGTGATTCCCGATAACTACGAAAACGTGACTGCATTAAGATGCAACGAGTACAACGTGCCTTACACAGAGAGGTTGTACATCGAAAACTATCCATGTTTAGGAAGTTGGATGTCAGGCGGTAAAGTTACGAGCATCACAGACGCTGATAGTCCTTATTTGGCTACTTCTGAAGATTGGTTAATCTTGTGCGACACAGATAACGCATCAATTACAGTAACGCTTCCAACACCAACTGCAGCAAATAGCGGAAAAATGTACACTATCAAAAAGACTCAAAGCAGTCACTCGGTAACAATAAACGCAGGAGATGGCTCTATACTTTTAGATGACAACACAACACTTACAAGAAATGCAAAAAATAGCTTTGATCAAGTTGTATCAGATGGCACTCAATATTGGGTAATAACAAATTAAAAAAATGGCAATAGAAACCGCAGTAAAAATAGACGTAGATGTTAACGGCATACAAACCGTACAACAGGCAGCAACAGTATATGAAGATTTGGGTGATGCGTTTGCGAATACCCAGAGAGAAGCAGAGAAATTAGCCTTGCAATTTGGTATAAACGATGACCGAACAAAAGAGGCAATTAGAAGAGCGGGTGAATACAAAGGTCAACTTGAACTATTAGACCAAGCAATTGACGCTAATAGAGGAGGTGCAGACCAACTATTTAGATCCGTTCAAGGACTTGCTGCAGGTTTTGAGATTGCTGCAGGTGCTATGGCTATTGTAGGAACTGAAAGTCAAGAACTTGAAAAGTTACTAATCAAGGTTCAAGGTGCTATGGTGTTAGCACAAGGCTTAAAAGACCTTAATGAGTTTAAAGGTGCTATCATTGGAATTGCTACTAACATAAAGAACTTCTTGATTCCTGCATTTACAGGAATGAGAAACGCTCTTATATCAAGTGGTATTGGTGCAGCGGTTATTGCAGTTGGTGCGTTGGTTGCTAATTTCCTTAGATTAAAGGAAGCATCAGAACAAGCTACTGAAGCACAGAAAAAATATAATGACCAATTAACCGCTCTAAGGAATGAACGTAAACTTTTATTAGAAGGTGAAAAAGCAGTAGTTGAAGAAACACTAAGAACAACACAAGCAAGACTAAAAGCAGGTCAGGATGAATTAAAGCGTCAAAAACAATTTAATGAAGAATATTATAGAGGTGTTGAGGCTCTGGGTAATCAAGTAAGGCAATCTGAAATTGATAGACGTAACGAAAAAATAAAAGCACAGGCACTTGAAAACGAGCAATTACTAAACGAACAATTAAAACTATCTAAGCGTTTAGAAGAACTTAAAAAACAAGAAATAAAGACAACTACCAAAACAGTAACTGAAGGTAAAAAAGAAGAAAAGAAAGTTGTCAATGAATACGAGGAATGGTTAAAGAAAGAACGTGAAAGGTCTGCTAAAGCGTTAGAGGGTGTTCAAGGTCAGCAATTACAAAACCTTGATTTCACTATATCTCAGCAAACACAAAAAATAGTTGATGCAAATGCTATTATAGTAAGTCAAGCGACTGATAATTCAGTATCAAGCATAGACCGTTTAAAAATGGGTTATGAGTTATTTGCTCAGGACACTTACAGCACTTTTGTAAATATATTTGAGGCTATTGCTCAACTTGAACTTGCATTTGGTAACGAATCAGAAAAGAGTCAGAAAAAAGCATTTGAAATTAGAAAAGGTCTTGCATTGGCATCTGCAACTATTTCAGCAGTTGAAGGAACAATAAACGCATTTAAAACTGCACAAGATTCCCCAATTACGGCTTTCTTCCCAGCATATCCATTTGTTCAGGCAGGTATTGCAGCGGCTTTCGGTATTGCTAAAATTCAGCAGATTAGAAATCAAAAGTTTCAAGGCGCAACAACTCCACCAACAGGTTCAGTTCCAAGTACAGGAGGCAATCTAAATACATTCAATGCACCAACTACAAGACTACCACAAGGTCAAGACATTTTGACACAAGAGAGAAGAGTATATGTGTTAGAAGGTGACATCACAAGAACACAACGAAGAGCAGCGACTAATCAGAATGTAAGCGTGTTAGGTGGGTAAAACAAAGCCAAAAATTAACAATCAATAATTATAATAGAATGGATTTACCAATTTACAAACTCGTTATAAATCCTGAGGACGAAACAGGTGTTGAATTTGTGTCACTTGTGACTAACCCTGCAATCGAAAAAGAGTTTCAATATTTTAGTGAGCAAGACTTTGTTGATCCAAGACCAGGAGAGAATGAAGGTGAGTTTATATCTCGTTGTGTAGAGAAAGTCATTAACGAAGGTTATGAAAATGAACAGGCAGTTGCAATCTGCTATTCATATTGGGAAGGTGGCAAATTTGATAAGCATGAATTTTTTAACGATTACCCAAAAGCAGCAAGCCAAAACGCACAGAGAGGAATTAACTTGAACGAGGCAATAGGCAATGACTGTGCTACGTTAGTAGGCAAGAACAGAGCAAGACAATTAGTAGCAAGAGAGAACCTTTCTTTGCAAACGATTAAACGAACTTACTCTTATTTGTCAAGAGCTAAAGAATACTATAACCCATCAGACACAAAAGCGTGTGGGACTATCTCTTATTTGTTGTGGGGTGGAGAAGAGATGTTGAGATGGACTGAACGTAAGTTAGAAGAGTTAGAATTGAGCAAGGCAAGAAAAGCAAGATTTGAGATTCAGAACGAAGAGAAGCGTATAATCTCAGGTGCTGCAATGATTGCAGATTTACCGATTTACAGATACGATGATGTAAGGGGTGAATACTACGTTGTGTTTGACAAAGAGACCATCTTTGAAATTGCTAAGAAATGGGCAAGAGGGGACAAGTACGATGCAGTAAACATTCATCACGACAAAGCAGTAAACGGACTTTCTTTATTTGAGTCATTCATAGTTGACAGAGAACGTGGCATAATGCCTCCAAAAGGTTACGAAGAAGTAGCAGACGGCTCTTGGTTTTTATCTTACATAGTAAACGATGAGTCTATATGGCAGAGAGTAAAAGAGGGGGAGTTTAAAGGATTCTCAGTAGAGGGATTCTTTGACTTTGAAGAGACCGTAGAAGATAAGATTGCCAACGCTATGATGAAAAAATTAAAAAGAGTGTTGGAGCAATGGGACGGTAAAAATTGAGCCAAAAAAAACAAACCACTAATTATATATAAAATGAATTCAAAAGAAGTAATCCAAGAAATCAGAACCTTGTTAGGTTTCTCAGAAGAGAAGACCGAAGAGGTGAAGATGGAAACTGCCACATTAGTAGATGGCACGATCATTGAATGGGAAGGCGAACTTGCAGTAGGTACTGCTATCTTTGTTCAAACTGGCGAAGGTCTTATTCCTGCTCCTGATGCTACTCACGAAGTTGAAGGCGGTATGCTTGTAACTACTGAAGGCGGTATTGTAACCGAAATCGTAGAAATCGAAGAAGAAGTTGAAGTTGAAGTTGCAGCAACTGAGTTTGCAACCGTTGAGTCTTTCAACTCTTTGTTAGACAAGTTCAATGAAGTAGTTGCACGTCTTGAAGCAATGGAAAAGAAGAACTCTGAGCAAGAGGCTAAATTCAATTCAATGAAAGACATCTTCAGCAAGACCGTTGACTTAGTTGAAAAAGTAGCAGATTTACCATCTGAAGAACCACAGAAAGCACCTGCAAAACTTTCTAAGAAAGAAGAGCAGTTCGCAAACATCATGAAAATTGCACAAACCCTAAAAAATAAATAAAAAAATGGCATTTAACGTATCAGCCTTAGCAAATTACACCAACGAGCAGTCTACAGAGTTAGTACTTAAGTCTTTGTTTGGTTCAAAAACTGCTTCTATTTTACAAGCAGCAGGTCAAGTTCAAGTAGGTGTAAAGTCTGCAGAGGCTTTGAACATCCTTACAAGTGACCTTTGGTTTCAGACAGACGGTTGTGGGTATACCGCTTCAGGTAACACTACTTTCTCTCAGCGTAACATCACTGTAGGTAAAATCAAAGTTGAAGAGACTTTGTGCCCTAAGACTTTGGAAGCAAAGTGGATGCAAACCCAAATGGCTGCAGGTTCTCCAACTTCAGTACCTTTTGAGGAGCAAATCGGTCAAGACAAAGCGAACAACATCGCTAAATTGTTAGAAATCGCAATGTGGCAAGGTGACACCGCAACAACCAACACTAACCCTAACACTAACAAGTTTGACGGTTTCATTAAGTTGATTGACGCTGCTTCTGCTTCAACTGTTGCTGGTAACACTTCAAGTGCAACTTCAATCACTACTGCTAACGTAGAAGATTTGATTGATAACATCTACAACGTAGTACCTGCAGACATCGCTGATGCTTCTGACTTGGTTTTGTTTGTAGGTATTGATACTTTCAAAAAGTATAGCACTGCCTTAAGAGCATCTAACTTATTCCACTACGCTGCTGACAGTGAAGGAATGGAAATCATGATTCCTGCAACTAACGTGAAATTGATTGCTGTAGGTGGATTGAACGGCACAAACCGTATGTTCTTAGCTCGTTTGTCTAACTTGTTTGTAGGCACAGACTTAGCAAATGAACAAGAAGAATACAGATTTTGGTATTCACAAGACGCAGATGAAGTTCGTTTCCGTGCTACCATGAAGTATGGTGTGCAGTTTGCATTCCCTGATCAAATCGTTCAGTTTAAATTAGCATAAGGAGGTAGAAAATGGCTTGTAACTTAACCGCAGGTTTTACTTTAGATTGCAAAGATTCAGTTGGTGGCGTTAAAGCTATTCACCTGGTTGACTTTGCAGCGACAGGATTTACCGTTAGCGGTGGAGAGGTTACTGCTACCACCATCGCTTCAGGCAGCGTATATACATACGAAATGCCTAAGGGTGTGGGTTCTATGACTACCACTACTAACGTATCAACTGAAAACGGAACTGTATTTAACCAAACAGACGTAGTTGCTCGTTTGAGAAAACTTGCTACTACTAAGCGTAACGAGTTGAAATTACTTGCTCAAAACAGAGTATTCTGTATCGTGCAAGACAACAATGACGCTTACTGGCTTGTTGGAAAAGAATACGGTTGCGACATCACCGCTATGACTTCTGAAACAGGAACTGCAATGGGTGACAACTACGGCTACAATTTCACTTTGAGTGCTATTGAGTCTGAAAGTCCTTACAAATTACAGGTTTCTGTTGTAACTGCTCTCTCGATTTAAGTTTCATAGTTTCTTTATTAAAGGGGTGGCTTCGGTCACCCTTTTTTATTTGCCAAAAATTGGTTTTTATTATTTAAGTATAGATGCTACAGATAAATAAGGCAGAGAGTAAGAATTGGTATTTGACTTTGACGGAGAAAACCACTATCTCTAACCCTTACTATTTATTTAGCCTTAAACATCGTTTAACTGCAGTTGAATACAACTTTCTTTTAACTGATATTTCAAGCTACAAAGAAAGATACAACGAGTTTGCAATTACAGAAGGTGCTACCGTTACACTTGATGCAGGTGAGTATCTCTACAGAATTTACGCTCAGACTTCGTCAAATAACACAAACCCTGAACTTTCAAACGAGTTAGTTGAAGAAGGTCTTGTTAAAGTTGACTTTGATGTTACAAGGTCTGAATACACCGTTGAACTAAACGAGAAAATATACGAAATCGAAGCACCTGAGACAATCGCTTACCTATTGTTGGAAAGCGGTGATTTCTTGCTTCAAGAAGATGACTCAAAAATTTTACTATAATGCCAGATAAAAAAATTAGTGCCTTAGATGCCATAGTTACGATAGCAACGGATGACGTTTTGCCAATCGTGGACACCTCAGCATCTACTACCAAGAAAATAAGCATTGCTCAAATTAAAAGTGAAGCACCTGTGCAAAGTGTTGCCTCTAAAACAGGAGCAGTTACTCTTGTTAAAGGTGATGTTGGCTTAGGGAACGTAGATAATACTGCTGACGCTGACAAGCCTATTTCAAGTGCTACACAATCAGCCTTAAACGCTAAACAAGCGACTTTAGTTAGCGGCACTAATATCAAGACCATTAACAACGAATCTCTATTAGGTAGCGGCAATATCACAGTTGGAGGAGGTGGCATCTCTGACGGTGACAAAGGAGATATAACCGTGTCTGCAAGTGGAGCAACTTGGACTATTGACAACGGTGTTGTAAGCAACGATAAAATAGCAACAGGAATTGACGCTGCAAAGTTAGGTGACGGAAGTGTAAGTAATACTGAGTTTCAAACATTGAACGGTGTTACCTCTGCGATTCAAACGCAATTAGACGGTAAAGTTGATGAAAACGCTGCAATCACAGGAGCGACAAAAACTAAAATTACCTACGATGCAAAAGGTTTGGTAACTGCTGGGGCAGATGCAACAACGGCAGACATTGCAGATAGCAGCAATAAAAGATATGTGACTGATGCACAATTAACCGTAATCGGTAACACAAGCGGAACGAATACGGGCGACAATGCAACAAATTCGCAGTATTCAGGTTTGGATGCAGCAAAAACAAATAAACTAATCACAAATAATCGGCAAACTGCATCTTACACACTTGTTTTGTCTGATGCTGACAAGTTAGTTGAGATGAATGTGGGAAGTGCGAATAACTTGACTATTCCATTAAATTCTTCGGTTGCATTTCCAACAGGAACTCAAATACTTTTGGCTCAATATGGAGCAGGTCAAACTACAATAGTTGCAACAAGTGGAGTGACCGTTAGAAGCAACGGAGGTAAATTGAAGTTGAACGTGCAGTATAGCGGTGCAACTTTGATAAAGATAGGCACTGATGAGTGGTATTTATTTGGAGATATAGTAGCATGATTTTAGCAACACACGGAATAGTTGGTAGTCAGATAGTGCAAGTTGATGCAGATTGGTTAGCGTATTACAATCGTATAATTACGGCAGGTGGTTCACTTTCTACTACTGAACAAACCGCAACTCAAAAACTTGTAAAAGATTTAAAAGATTACGGCATTTGGACTAAAATGAAAGCCATTTATCCAATGGTTGGAGCAAGTGCAGCAGCGTGTTCACAGAATTTAAAAAGTTCAAGTTTTACGGGGACCTTTACAAGTAATTGGACTTTTACAAGCACAGGTGTTCAAGGTAACGGAAATAGTGATTTTTTTAATACTAATTTAAACACATTATCTCAATTAACGCAAATAAATACTCATTTAAGCGTATATGTAAGAAATAATGTTAACGCAGGCTCTCCATACGACTTTGGTAATGCTTCAAATGCTGGGATGACTACAAATCCGACTTACTTAATTACAAGATATGGTACAATTTTAGCATATCTTGGTATTGCTGATATATCCTATTCATCCTCTGCTAGCTCTTCTGATTCAAGAGGTTTTTGGGTTGGTTGTACGAATGGAAGTTTAGCACAAGTTTTATATCGCAATGCAAGTTCATTTTTAACAGGAAATGCAACCTCTGGAACATTTGCAAATAATAATTTATATTTAGGCGGAGCAAATGCTGGTGGCAATGGTGCATTTTTTACAAATAAGGAATACGCATTTGCATCTATCGGAGATGGGTTAAGTTCTACCGAAGCATCTAATTTTTACACCGCAGTACAAGCATTTAACACAACTCTTTCACGTCAAGTATAATGATAGGCTATATTTTAACAGAAGAACAAGCAGCACAAGTACAAGGTAAATTTATTAACCCTTACTGCTTTATTAACTGCGTTCAAGACATCAACGATGTTTGGTTCTTTTTTGGAAACGAGCAAGACAAAGAGACTTTTAAAGATTCAGAATATATGTGGCTATTTAATCTCCCACAAGGCGAATACATACCTAAACCAACACCTAACCCATTCGATGAAACTAACTGATACAACCGCTAATGCTTTAACAACAACATCCTTTGTAGGTGCTTTTAGCTCTATTGCCACGACTTGGAATCCAATTATATCTGCTATCGGTGGGTTAATCGCAATAGTTACAGGCTTACTTGGTGCTATTTACTACATTAAAAAACTACGAAAATGATTGACCGTATATTTAAAAATTGGAAATCTACTGCTTTAGGCTTAGGAGTTATGGCTGTAGGCTTTATTCTCGTATGGTTTGAAAAAGCAACATTGACTGAGTTTACGGCATTTATTGGCGGAGGTTTACTACTTTTATTTTCAAAAGATGGCAAAGCAGCAGATTAACTTATTTAAAGCAAAGCCAACTAAAAAACTTAGACGGCACACCAAACACAAGAATAAACACAAATCAACTAAACCATATAACGGACAAGGAAGATGACAGAATTTGCAAGAATAAACTTTGCCGAAAGCAAGATACCTGTTTTCAAGGAAAATAAGGCGAAGAACTATATAACATACGGTACTGATAACAAGTACCCTCAAATGTTAATTGACCTTTACAACTCTTCTCCTAAACACGGGGCGTTGGTATCACAAAAGGCTCAATATATAGCAGGTGACAAAACAGAGGTCATAGCAAATAACACAGAGCAACTAACAATCGCAAATGATAAACTTGCTTCTATTAACGCTTACGAGTCATTTGATGACGTTAAAGCAAAGATTGCTGCTGACCTTGAACTCTTTGACGGATTCGCTCTGGAAATCATTTGGAACAAGGCGAAAACATCCATAGCTGAGATTTATCACTTGCCTTTTCAAAATGTTCGTATTTCTCTGGATGGTCACTATTGGTATGCTGAAGATTGGAGCGATAGAAAGTTAGATCCTATTTATTATTATTGCTGGAATCCCATTACCCGGGAGAACAAGCAGTTGTACTATTTTAAGATGTACAAAGCAGGTGGAGGTGAATACCCTACTGCACCGTATCAGAGTGCTTTAAAATACATCGAAATAGACACGGAGATTGCAAATTTTCACCTTAATAGTATCAAGAGTGGTTTCTCTGCTCAAACTCTATTACAGCTCTTCAAGGGCATCCCAACAAGTGAAGAGATGCGTCAGACTATTAAGAGATTCAAAGAGAACTTTAGCGGAACAGATAATGCAGGTTCAATAATTATTCAGTTTAACGATCCTAACGAAACGCCATCTGTCGTTAATAACTTAGCACCATCTGATTTTGATAAGCAGTTTGACATATTAAACCAAACTGTGCAACAAGAAATTTTGATGGCACATCGTGTGACATCTCCCATGTTATTTGGTATCAAAACAGAAGGGCAACTCGGTGGACGTTCAGAACTAATCGAATCTTACGAGGCTTTTCAGACGGCTTACATTGAGCCACGTCAGACTCAAATGGACAGAGCGTTGACTTCTATTTTTAAGTTTATTGTGCCCGTAACCATAAAAACTAAAAACAAGCCTCCTATCGGTTTAGATTACATTCAACTATTTGAGAAAGGAATTATCTCACAAGCTGAAGCAAGAAGAGAGTTAGGCATGAGCGACACCGTTGCAATGTCATCTCAAAGCAATTGCAATCACAATCCTTTTGGTTGGGATGATGACAAAGACCTTGCAGTATTTGAGCAATTCGGAGAGTTGGCTTCTAAATTTGAAAAAGTCCCTTTTGATTTTGCCTCTGCTTTGGAGTTAATCATTCTGCAGTTTTTGAACGGAAACACAGAGTTAACACTTCAAGACCTTGCTAACAACATTAAGCAAGATGCTGACAAAGTAGCGGAGGCAGTAACCAAATTAATCAATGACGGCTTAATCACCTCAGCAGACAACATTTTAAACGTAACTGAGCAAGGAACTAAGACGCTTGTTGACTCAGGTTTAGGCACAGAACTTTTAGTTCGTTATACATACGAAAAAGGACCTGGAATAAGCGGCTCTGAAATCATTCCTACTTCAAGAGATTTTTGCAGAAGTTTAATCGCTTTAAATCGTGTCTACACTCGTGAGGACATCGATACAATTTCATCAAGAGTAGGTTACAACGCTTGGGAAAGAAGAGGCGGTTGGATGACAGTTAAAGACTCTTCCCCTGCTATTCACGTACCTTACTGCAGACACATTTGGAAATCACAACTATTAAGAAGAAAAATCAATGGCTAATTTTGTCTATTTTATCAGTACAACATATTTACAGGATAATAGTCCTATAAATGAGAATGTAGATCCAAAACTTTTAAAAAGTGCTATAAAAGAGGCACAAGAAGTGTATATTCGTGACATCATTGGTAGCGGTATATATGACGAACTTCAGGTTCAAACCTTTAACGGTAATGTAACTGCTGACAATACGACTCTTTTAGATTCATATATTGCACCTTGTTTAAAGTATTATACTTTAGTTGAGTCAATGCTTCCGATGACTTTTAAATTCTTAAACAAGTCCGTAAGTTCAAGACAGGCAGAGTTTGCTCAACCTATCACTCCACAAGAATTAACTCTAATCGAGCAGAGATACAGAGACAAGGCAGAGTATTATGCTGAAAGATTACGTAACTTCTTGAAGGAGTACCCACAGATTTACCCTAAGTATTTAAATCCTGGTAGTGGCTTCGATGTCATCAAACCAAAAAACACGGCTTTGTTTGGCGGTATGTACTTACCAGGCAACAACGATGATTGCTTTTTAAATTATGACTTCCCAGAAGAATAAATGGCGGCTCAAAAACGAACAGAAACTAATTAAACTTTATGACGTTAAATCAGATTATCAAAAAAATTCAGACTCAATCGGAAAGCCACAAAATGGTGGGAAAGTTCGCAGTAGGGGCTGACTTTGATTTTGCAGTTGAAGAGGTTAAATACTATCCTTTGGTTTGGTTAGTTCCTAACGGTTTTCAGTTTAACACCGAAACAAGATTAGTGACTTACAACTTTGAACTAATGGTAATGGATAGAGCCTTTGAAAGTAGCTCTAACACTATCGAGGTGCTTAGTGATAGTGCAGGAATTATTTTAGACATTGTCACACTTCTTCGTAGAAACGTGACTGAATCAGATTTTGAACTTATTGTAAATGCAGCAGCAGAACCTTTCTTTGATAGCTCAACTGACGTTGTGGCTGGTCACTCTATTAGTGTTAGTGTTAACACGCCCTACCTCGAATCCTACTGTGACATCCCCACCTGATACGAGTAGGCTTATTATTATCAGAGAAATATATGAGATTGAAAAAAAGCACGACAGTATTTACAAGGTCTTTGCTGATAGCATTACTTCTGTTAACACCACAGAGAGTTTATTGTCAATTCTCAGACAGCACGATAAAAGAAATTAATTTGCGTCTGTTAGAACTTCACAAATGCCGCCAAAAACAGGAAAAATACATAGTTTTGGCGAGTTTAGATAGTGTAACAATTCAAGAGCAGCACAGTCAAATAATCAAATTAAAGAACGACAACTTTGAAATAAAAGGTCAACGCAATAGGTACAGAGATTTTTGTATTATCAGTTGGTCTGTTTTGATTTTGTCTATATTACTATGAAGAACAATGTACACCGTTTCGATGCAGAATTTAAACCTAAAAAAGTACTACTCATCTCTGACATCCATTGGGATAATCCCAAATGTGACCGTGATATGCTTAAACGTCATCTTGACCAAGCAAAAGAGTTAGGAGCAGACATCTTATTAAACGGAGATACTTTTTGTTTAATGCAGGGTGCTTATGATCCTCGTAAAAGCAAAAACGACATCAGACCTGAACACAACAAAGCAAACTATTTAGATGCGGTTGTAAACGATGCAATTGAGTGGTTTTCTCCTTATGCTCATTTGATTAAAGTTGTAGGCTACGGTAATCATGAAACAAACATTTTAAAACGTCAAGAAACTGATGTAATTGATAGATTTGTTTTTGGTCTAAATTCTAAGAACGGAACAAATGTAGAAGTAGGCGGTTACGGTGGTTGGATAGTCTATAACTTTATAAGACACGGCACACAAGTAAACTACAAGATAAAATATATGCACGGCTTCGGTGGCGGTGGAGCAGTTACTAAGGG